TCAAGTGTAAAGTTTATGTAGAAGTCCATCATCTGTAGATAACGGTTTACTTGTTGATTTATCAACGGTAGATACTTCTTGATGATTTTAGATTTAACTCCACCATCCCTAAGTAATCCATACGAAAAATCGTAATAACGTATGGTATCCTTCCTAGAAGATAGTTCGTTGTATGTAGTTGTTAAATTGTCTTTAAAGGTTGTTAACTTCTCATGCTCAGTATTTCTATTTGCAAGTTGTTCGGTAATTGTTTGAATTTCCGATTCCAGATCCTGTTGCTGTCGTTGATATCCAGCGATCCTAGTATTATTTTTAGAAATGCCATGCGTTAGGTTAGTAATCTCCTTCGATAGTGCAGTGAATTGATGCTCTCTCTCCTCTTCGTTTTTAATTGCCTCTTCTAGTTCTTTATAACCAGATTGCAACTCCTTAGCCTTAGTTTGAGCATCGGTAATTTTATTTATTCTAAACTCCTCCTCGATTGCCTGAGTGCATGTAGGACAAACCGTATTCTCTGTAAAGAACTTATGCTCTTTAGTAATGGTCGATACTCTTTGGGATATTTTACCTTTAATATTTCCAAACTCACGTAACTTTTCAGTAGCACCTGTTACTTTCTCCTGGTCCTCAGTAAGTCCAAATACCTGATCCTCCGTATGTTCATTCTGTAACATTAATACACAAATCTCATCGCCTATCGATCTCATCTTCTTTTTATTTTCCTCTATATTTTCTTTACTTCTATTCTCTATCTCTGCAATGAAACTTTCTTGCATCGCAACTTTATCATTAAGAGATTCTTTTTTAAGAGTAAGAACCTTTATTTCTTCTTTAAGTAAACGACTCTTCTCTTTGATAATATTATTCATTGAAGAGAAAATTTTAATATCTAACAGATCTTCAATCACCTCTCTTCTATTATTACTAGTCAACTGCATAAAAGGAACAAAAGCACTCGATCCTAATATTACGATCTGTGTGAAAGATTTGTAATTCATCTTAATCACATTTTGTTCTAACCACTTTTGCTGGTCATTAACATTAGAAAATTGATCTAGTAATTCATCATTTCTATAAATTTCAAACTTATTGGGTTTAACTCCTCTTACAACTTTCCACTCTGTTGTACCTATGGTCAATTCTACTTCGACCATACAATCCTTCTCATTTGTAGTATTGATTAATTGTGACTTATTAATCTTACGAAAAGGTTTACCAAATAAACTAAATGTAAGAGCATCAAGAACTGTACTCTTACCAGAACCATTAGATCCTACTATTAAAGTATTATCATCCTTATTAAGGGTTATCTCAATATATTGATTTCCCGTAGAGAGAAAATTTTTCCAACGTATCTTTTCAAATAATATCATGACCAATAGTGGGTGGAATTACAATGTCATCAGGGGTAATGATGGTGTAGACATACCCGTGATTTTCACAGGTTTTAATCATCAAGTTGTCCTCTACTTCTAGAATATTCATTTCAGGATAATCCTGTTCCTCTAACATCATAACATATCTTTCAGCATCATCTTCTTCTTCAAATAAGTAAAGTATTTGTTGTCCATCATCATCTTCGACAGAGTACGCACCTTCCTTTTCCTTACCTGCAAGAGTGAGAATATACATTATATCAACTCACATGCTTCCTGGTAAACCTCATTCATCATTTTTTGAATGATAGATTTATCAAGAGTTATCTCTGACTCTTCAATATAATTATTGAGAATAGACATAGTATCCTCAGACTCATAATCACCATCAAGTTCTTTATCAAACCATCCATTAAATTCAAAATTTTCAACAATCTTTAATTCTGCTACGTTAGATGCATATAATTTATCAATAAACTTTTCAAATTTTTTTGTATCTGTTTTCTTTCTAACAACTAATTTTACTATCTTATCTTCCAACTCACTAGTATCAAAGAGTTGATAATCATTATCAGTATAATATATCTTGTAAAAAAGACGATGAGTGTTATTAACAGGTATAGTTTCTAATGTTTTAGTATCAAATAGATGGAACCCTCTTGTATCTTCGCAATCATTCCAATATATTTCATAAGGATTTCCGAGATAGGAAATATTATCTTGGGTAGATCTAGTATGAAAATGCCCCGAAAAAACTTTTTCAAATTTCTTAAAGGGATCCATATCCATTCCATGATCCATCACCACATAATCATTGACCTTAAATCCTTGAAGTTCTAGATGTCCCATACAAACAGGAGCTCTTGACTTATTAATCATTTTCAAAGTCATCTCTTTGTTCTCTTGATTAATCCAAGGAACAAGAAGAACATTTAATCCACATACATCAATAGAAGTTGTTTCTGAATATACTTTTACATTATCATACTCACGCAGCAAAAGATCTATTGCATTTATATCATTTGTATTTTTATAATATGCTGTATGATTACCAACTATCGTATGAACTTCTATTCCCATATCCCGAAGACGATCAAAATAATGATCCTTTGCCCACGTCAACGCACTAAAATCAATACCCTTGCGACTGTCAAAGGTATCACCCATGTCAATAACGGTTGTAATTTTTTCCTTTTCTAAGGTAGGAAAGAAAACATCATCATAAAATTTCAAAAAATAATCATGAAATAATTTAGAGTTTTTTCTCGCACCAAAGTGTTGATCGGTAATTATTGCTATCTTCATTTTTTGTCTATTGATAAATTACCTGATAGAGTTATACGAGTATTATTGTATCTATGTTTAGGAACATGATGAGTTAGATATCCAGGGAAAGCAACAAAGGTTCCTTCTTTAGGTCTAATCTTTTTCCCACTCTCACTAAAAACAAGAGGAGGATAATACCACTTTGTTTTTACAAAATAAGCAAAACTAAAATCATGTGGTTTATGATCATGAGCTTGTGTATAATCACCCTTCTCATAAACATTTGCCCAAAAAGAAATACACTTTAACCAATCCCTACCCCCAGTACCTGGTCTATAATGCTTCTCAATCTCTTCTCTTATATAAGATTGTAAATTCCTAAACGTAATATTATCGGGTTCCCAATTCCAGTCAGTATGAAATGCTTTTACATTAGTGTGTCCAATATTATTCGCTGTTCGTATTAAAGACAAAACCTCCCTCTTTACTTTATCAGCAAATTGGTATTCACCTTTAATAATAACTGCTTTATGTTTAACAGAAATTACTTCCATCAATTACGTAACTTAGAATGAACAGCATCTTTAATTGAATTATAGTCTGCATATGTGGTTCCGTCAATCTGGTTGCTATCATCAAATACTTCTGAGTAACCAGATTTTTCAAGAATCTTATTTTTAATTTCTAATTGACGTTTTTCTCTTTGTATCCTACGGAGAAAAGCATAGTGTATAATCTGAGTAAAGTAAGCAAAAGGATTTTGAGATTTCTCTGGATTAAAGTTGTGTATGTACTGAACACAGTTCTCTATTCCATCAGATATCATATCCTCTTTGAACATGTAGTTAACAAAGTTTGGTTTAAATGATAAATGATTTGCAATCTTTAAGAAACATTCGCCAATATATCTTGGGATTACGGGTCTAGGTTTATCTTGTAATACAGCAATTTCTCTATCTTCACGATATCTTATCAGAGCAGCAAGAAACTCTTTATTGTTCACATAGTGCTCAGACCTTTTTCTTTTTGCCATAGTTCCTCGCTTTATTGCCATGAGTTATTATCACTACTATGTAGATATTATAACATTTATCTTAGCACTTGACAAGTTAAAAAATCCAAGTAGAATACCTTTGTGGAGGTTCAAGAGAAATACTAGCTATTAGTATTATTTGTATTCTTAAATATCTTTTCTAATATTATTTTAGCATCTTTTACATTAGCAACATAACCCATCTTTTTGCTAATTTTTGTACTAGAATTATTATCATGTTCAGAGTCTCTAAGATATCTTTGATACATCATAATCATTTCAACATCTTGTGATTCTGATAATGTGAGAACATTATCTAGATTAATTATAAACATATCTTCTCTACTTGTTTTTAACCAAGGTTCTACCTTATATCCAACCGTACCGTGCTTTCCTTTAATCTCACCAATTACTATCGGATGATGAACTATTAACATTGTTCTATCTACTTCTTCCGATGCGGCAACCTTGGCAAATATTTCTTCGCCAGAATTAAATTTTATTGTAGCATAAAAATCGTCTTCTATTCCCATGATTTTATTCCTTCTTTAATTGTATAGTAATTATTTCATAATTAAAATTTTCTTCGTTGTAGATTTTAATTCTTTCAATGAAATGATTTAGTGTGTAATTTCTCCTGGAATTCTTAGTGCAATCATCAGAGATATCATATAGGATTGCTTTTACTTTGTTTGTTCCTTTTCTAAGAACTCGTCCAA